CTTAACCAAGGCTTACTTCCATTATGTAAAATAGGCGGACAATAGTCACAAGAATAATTACATGAGTTACCCATGTTCCATTGTATTCTTATTATATCATTAGTGTTTCTGGCGTGAGGTCCACGTACAGAAACCAGGTTAGCCATTAGAGGCCTACATTTACTGTAGCCGCACCTATTGTTACACTATGCATACATGTTGCTTTCGAACCCACCATTGCTACAGGTTGTCCTTCCGCAAATACAGTTGATGAGCAACCTCCTACGATGACAGGGTTAATATGTGGTGCTTCGCCATGAGTAGATACCATGTCGCCTAAAGTTGCAATAGGCAATCCCTCTACTTTAACTGTTTGAACTTTTGTATTAGTTATAATACCAGTACCAACCAGACTTAATTTTTTCGCTACACTTGGCATAGTATTATTTATCTACTATGATTGTGTATCTTCTAATAATTTTAAATAATCTGTTGAACTGTTTTCTAAGGCGGCATCTACTGATAAGTATTGCTCTCTTAATATAAATACTTCTTCTGATTTACTAGTAAAAGTATATGGAACTACTGCAATACTATCTTCAGCAACAACAACTAATCTAGGTTTATCTAAAGTTAAAGTTAAACTTTTTTCATCAAAACCATTTAATGTTGCTATTAATTCAATACCTGCAGTTGTTTTTACTGATACTACTTTTCCCAAACTTTCTGTTAATATGTCTTTGTACATTATAAACTAAAACCTTTAAATGTGTTATCGTCTACGTCTTGTTTGGTACCACCTATAACGTATGATGATATTTCTGTTTCTTGTGGAGCAACTTGTACTGATCCACCTGTAATCCATGCTTGAGTCCAAGGTAATGGATTGGTACCACTATTATATATCTTTTCCTGCCCAACGGCGTGCATTCGTTTGGCCGCAATAAACTCTACATATTGCTTTAATAGTTCTGCATTTAAGCCAATAATACTGCCGTCTTTAAACAAATAGTCTGCCCAAATCTTTTCTTGCTCTACAGCATCAACAAACATTTGTGTACATTCATCATAAGTTTCTTTGCGTATTTTTTCAAAGTCTGGATCGTCTTTTGGTAAAATCTTTAGCATTTGTTGAGTACTTGCTAAGTGAACATTTTCGTCCCTTGCAATCAGTTTAATAATTTTAGCATTACCTTCCATTCTTTTAAGTTCAGCAAAAGCCCAACTACATGCAAAGGATACATAAAAACGTACACCTTCCAATATGTTTACACTCATTATTGCTAACCATATTCTTTTTTTATGCTCATATTCGTCATATGTTTTATAACCCTTATCTCTTAAAAGATTATACTCAATTAGTTTGTCATAATTTTCTGTAATACTATCCGCACAATCACATATTTCTTGTATATCTAACATGGTATCAAATACTTCTGTTGGATTAGGGTATACGTTTCTAATAATGTGCGTATAACTTCTGCTGTGAATAGTTTCACTAAATGCCCAAGTTTCTATCCATGTTTCTAATTCTGGCAGACTTACTATAGGCAGAAAAGCCAAATTAGGTGAGCGACCTTGTACACTATCAAGTATAATTTGTCGCTTTAAATTACTTGTAAATATATGTTTCTCAAAGTCAGTAAGATTTTTAAAGTCAGTGGCATCTTTAACAATATCTACTTCCTCAGGTCTCCAAAAGAAACCTAATTGCTTATCTGTAAGTTTATCAAATAGTTTATACTTTAGGGTATCATATCGTTGCACCACAGGTCCGCCTGAAGGGTCTAAAAACATAGTAGCCTTAGTATGGTGTGTTTTATTTTTTGTATCTAGTACCGTCATATTTTACAACTCTCGCAATCTTCGTCATCTATTTCAGTTATGGCAAGGTCATCCTGAACGTCATCTTTATGAATATCAATTTCGCCCTGTCCGTCGTATGTATTATTATAATATAATTGTTTGCCACCGTATTTATAAAACATCAGTATATCTTGTATTAAAACACTCATTGGAACCTTCTCATCTTCATAATGTTCTGGATTATAACTAGTGTTTACACTAATACCTTGGTCAATATACTTTTGCAATACTGCCATAATTTTTAAGTAACCCTGTGGGCTCTTTTGGTCCCATAATAAATCATATTTGTTTTTGTAGTATGGATATCCAGGTACTACTTGTTTCAGTACACCATGTTTGCTTTGCTTTATACTTACATAACTACGTGGCGGCTCAATACCATTTGTGCTATTACTTATTTGTGCTGATGTTTCAGCAGGCATCAATGCCATTAGTGTACTGTTTCTAATGCCATGTTCTTTTAAATTTACTCTAAGTGTTTTCCAGTCCATACGTTCTTGATGCTTAACTAATTCATCTACATCTTGTTTATATGTTTGGTTAGGAGTAATACCTTTACCATACTTTGTCTCCATATTTTTAGGACATGCACCCTTTTCCTGTGCTAATTCATTACTTGCATTAATAAGTCCGTAACTCCATGCTTCTGCCCATTCATCAACTAGTTGTAAATTTGGCTGTTGATAATTTGTATCATTTTTTACTAGCCAATATGCAAAGTTAATAATACCAATACCTAATGGGCGTCTATTCATTGTACTAAGCTCAGCGGCTAAGATAGGATACTCTTGATAATCTAATAGCTCATCCAATCCTCTTACTGCTAAATTACTTACTTTTTGCATTTCAGTTAAATCTTTTATGACTCCCCAGTTTACAGCACTTAATGTACACAAACTAATTTCACCTTCTGGGTCATTAACATCTTTTAATGGCTTAGTAGGTAAATCAATTTCACAGCATAAGTTACTTTGTTTGATTGGTGCTACATCTTCATCAAATGCTCCATGTGTGTTAGCATGGTCAACATTCATTAAGTAAATTCTTCCTGTGTCCTTGCGTTCTGTAACAAACGAACTGAATAACTCAATAGCAGGAATACTTTTCTTCCTAATACTTGTCATACGTTCTGCCTTTTCATACACTTCTTTAAATTTGTCTTGATCTTGGAAAAAGGAATCATATAAGTCTGGTACATCTTGAGGGCTAAACAATGTAATGTTTCCACCTGTAATGAGTCTCTCGTACATTAGTTTATTAAACTGTACACCATAGTCCATATGACGTACTCTATTGTCCTCTGTGCCTTTATTGTTCTTAAGTACTAATAAGTCCTCTACTTCCAAATGCCATATAGGATAGTATAATGTAGCCGCTCCGCCTCTTACTCCACCCTGTGAGCATGACTTAACTGCTGACTGGAACATTTTGTAAAACGGAATAACGCCTGTGTGCGTTGCATCGCCACTTCTAATTTTAGAGCCAACAGCTCTAATACTTCCAGCACCAATTCCAATACCTGCTTTCTGGCTTACATACTTTACAATACTACTACTGGTTGCGTTAATGCTGTCTAAACTGTCGTCTGTTTCAATTAATACGCAACTACTAAATTGTCTTTGTGGAGTTCTAACACCTGCCATAACTGGCGTAGGCAAGGAAATTTTAAATGTACTAATAGCATCATAATATGCTTTTACATAGCTCATTCTAGTTTCTGCAGGATACTTGCTAAACAATGTTGCCGCTATCATCATGTATGCTACTTGTGGTGTTTCAAATATCTCACCTGTACTTCTATTTTGTACTAGGTACTTGCCACGGAATTGTTCCATAGCCGCATAGGTTAATACTTCGTCTCTTTCATGCTTAATATATTCATTTAATATATCTATTTCTGCTTTAGTATATAGCTCTGTAAACTCTGCATCATAAAACCCAGCATCAATATTATCTTGGATAATATCGCACAAACATGGAGGCGTAAATGTATTGTATACTTGTTTACGCAAATGATAATTAATTAGCCTACCTGCTACATATTGATAGTTTGGCGATTCTTCTGAGATAAGATCGGCGGCACTTTTAATAAGTGTCTCTTGAATATCTTCTGTAACTATTTTATCAAAGAATTGAATTTTAGAATTAATTTCTACTTCACTTGCACTTACACCTGAAATATCTTCACATGCATACATTACCACTTTGTGTAACTTTTCTATATTTAAATCTTCTAGTGTGCCGTCTCTTTTCTTAACTTGCATGTGTGTTTGTTCCTAAAATTCTGTATTGTAAAGTAATATTTATCGCAGAATAATTCTACTATATAACTGTATAAAAGTCAATAAGAAAGTTTATTTTTATCTAATTTATGTGATTGGAATACAGTTGAATTATCTTTAACATATTCCCAACTTTCAATTTTACCTGGAGTAAAATTATAAACGTTATCGTTATCTAAAAGTACTATTCCAGAGTCTCCGTTTATGTTATTACTTATCACTGGAAAGATTAATTCATTGCTAGTTATGAAACCTTTATTAATTAATGTAGATGTAAGTAATAGTGTAACACCTGATTGGCATAAGTAACCCTCTGATAATATTTCAAAAGGGCTTGGCCAACTTTTAGGCGTATAGTAATCTAAATAACGTGATAGTATTTTTATATTGGAAAAATCGTTTACAAGAGATTGTGCAGACAAATGTTCTTTATGTCTTATATCTCTCCAAATTCTTAATCTATCTGATGGGCTATGAGTCTTTAAGAACATCAATCATTATGTTAAAGGTGCGTTCCATTTTCTAACAATATATTTCATATTGCAAGACTGGTTTACACTACTGATTGCTGTTAATGTTAATACACTACTTGATACATTTGCAGTAAACTGAACGTTACCTGCTACTGTACCAACTGCTTTGTCAGTACCATAATCCTGTATAACTACGTCTGCAGGTTGTCCTGAACCATAGTCATAACTTGATAACTGTAACAGTCCAACTTTTCTGTATAAGTTTACACCATTTCTAAAATCTATACTGTAGTCTATTACAAAGGTATCATATGTTGTCATATCAAATGTCTTAATGGCTGTATTTGCCTGTTGTGGTACACTTGCAGTTTCTGTTGAATCATATCCTACATCAGGTAGTCCACTTGCGGCACCTTCGGCAGTTTGTAATTGTATATTGTTTTTAACGTTTGTTAAACCACGTGAACTTACTGATAAACTTCCTAGTCCACCTGCTCCTGGTGTATTGTATATACTGTATTCAAAGTATAATTTGTTTACAAGAGTTGAGAAGTTTCTGGCTTCTTCATTACTATTGAAAGTTATTTCTGTTCCTTCTGTATTTGTATTTAAAACGTATGGATCTAACTCAGTTGTTGTATTATTATCATCTGTGTATGCTTGATTAGTTTTTATAGATTCAAAAAGACTAAGCTCTGAATCTATCATTGCATCAACTAAAAACTCTTCTAATTGTGCTTTAACTGTATCAGTAGATCTCTTATACTCTTTCGCTGTGAGTTTTAAGTTTGTTAATGTACTACCACTTTCGTGCAATGTAAAGTTTGCTGGTGTACTACTTTGTGCAGATTGGTGTGTAAAATAAACCTGCGAAGAAGATAATTGATTACCTGTTGCTGGATTAAATTGTGGCAGTAATTGTAAACTTGGCCACGATGCTGTAGTAACATTACCTGCACTACCTTGTGTAATAATATTTCCTCTATTATTAACTATACCTGTTACAGTATTTAATGCAGTTGTTACCTTACCATCTGATGGATTACTTGCACCTGATAAGTCAAATTGTAAAACTCTTGTATGAGATAATGTTCCACTTGTAGCACCACTATATCCACTTATTGCAAACTGAAAATGTGTGGCATTTGCGGCAGTAATATTATGTACTCCATTTACTGCGGAAACTGTACTATCCTGTATGTATACGCGGTTATAATTGTTTGCTGATGCAGTATATTTTTGATCTGCATTTGTGTATGGTAGTGTAAATGTATCAGAAGATTCAGCAAAAGTAATACCAGTTACTTTATCACTACTTCTACTTACTAGTAAATTAGTAAATCCTAAAGTAGTAATATCTGCTGTGCTTGTTGATATAACTGCGGTATGTTTATGTTGTAATCCAATATATCCTGTTCCTGTTGTAGCATTAACTACTATGAGGTCTGTAGGAATTTGTAAAAATGTAGGAATATTTTGTCTGCTATAGAAGTTGGTTAAAGTAGTATATCCAGGTTTAATATTTGCATCACTATTACTTGCACCGTCTAATGCCCTAATGACTGCAGAATTACCATAATATGTAATACCTATATCGTCGCTAGTTAATGGAATAGTTTTAAATGTAATGGTATGATCATTTCCTAAAGATGTTCCTGAAGAAAAAATGTAATCCTCAGTTGTTAAATTACCTGCTGATGCTGTATTATTTCCTAATAATATAGTACCATTTTTTACTACAGTAAGATCATCGGCATCAAAGGCCGCACCAGATTCTATACTTACAACATCTCCTGCACCAACAGTATTTCTAAATACATCTCTAGAACTATTTGTTATACTAACATCACTGCTACCTGTATATGTAAAACTTTTAGCAGTACCGTCTAAACCATCTAAACTTGTATTGTATCTTCTGTGTGGTACATTAAATTCAATAATTTGATTCTTTGCAATACTGTCTACAACTTGTCTTGCATTATCAGTTGTTTCGTATATAACTGTTTTATTAAGTGTTGAGTTCTTTTCGTCTCCACCTATAAAAACTTGTCTGCTATCTGTAGCAAGGCCTATTTCTCCAGAGCGGAGTGGTTGAGGAAGATCTTGTTTAAGTCCTCTACGGTTCTGTATCCTTGATACTACTACTGTGTTATTGCTCGTTGCCATACTAAATAAGTCTCCTATTACCTAGTATTTATCATTTTCCGAAAAGTTTATGAAACCTTTGCGTAATAATCTGCTAATCTATTTGACCATTTATCACAATATTGCTCGAATTCCTCACCTTCTATAGTAAATTCAGCAAATTTGCCTTCTCTATCAACCATTAAGATAACAACTTTACTTATTTCTGTGCCCATCATTTCATTATGTGCTAATGCATAAGCACAACCTTGCATAAAGTAATCTTCAATCCATTCACGTTTCTTAATTTTTTTAGCAGTCTTAAAATCAATTATAGCATCTTGTCCATCATATACTCCTATAGCATCTGAAGTTCCAGCATATAAACCTGCGGCAATTAAACCTACTTCAACACCCCATAGTTCATCCACTTTGCTTAATCCTTGCTCTATCATTTCTTCCAGCATGTTTTTAGCCATTATGCTGATATGATTGTTGCCTTTGATTTCGTACTCTTCGTTCAATACATATTTTTCTATTGCATTATGCACTTTAGTACCTAGTCCTGCGGCTTCTTTGCTTACACGGTTTGCTTCTGCATCGCCTACACGTTTACGCCAGTTAAGTAAAGCAGTTTTATCTCCTGTTTCGCTTAATACTGTAGTTACACTTGGTACAGGAATACTGTCGTCTCCAACATATTGCCTTTTTCCGTTTGCTTGGGTTTCTCTTCGCAGAGTAGGGTATTCGAATTTGTTTTTTAGCATTTAAATTGTTTTAAGTTGTTCGTTATATGTCTATTTACCAGGAAACGTTCCAGGTAATAGTATTATTTGAACTGGTATTTGTTTTTATGGAAACACCATAGCCTAAATCAGTAAAATATTTTTTAACATAGTTAATTTGATCTAGTTTTGTGGGATCTGTTGTTGTTCCATTCCAAACATAGTAATATACATTACTGTTTGTCATTGTAGAACTTGAAACAACGTTTGCATATAGTATGCCTGAATCAATATTTGCAAAAACTTCGGATTCTATAGTTTTAATTTCGCCATGAATAACTACATTGTTTCTGCTGTTAGCTCTTGCCTGTGTGGCATTTACAAAAATATTAGCCATTATAGTTCCGCCTTAATATCTGATAGAGCTTGGTCTCCTGCCATTGCCCCTACATCTACTGAAGGATCTTCCTCAGTATCTATATCTGCACCTAACTCGTCTTTGGGTACAATAATATCGTCGTCTATGCTGTTAGCAAAGCCACTTGTATTGACTGCTAACTTTAATTGGTCCATGGTTAAATCTCTATAACCATTTGCATCTAAAATTTTAAGGAATTTTTTTGTAGAAACTTTTTCAATGTCTCTAGACATAGCAACTGTAAGAATATCTTGAACTTTGGCTAGTAATCCTGCTTCAAAGTCCTCATCTTTTTCTACTACTGCTATAACCTCGTTTATGAGCATTTTTACACCTCTACAGGTGCTCTACCTAGAGGCTCATCTGTTGGTCCTGCCGCCGCTGGTTCATTAATATCCATTTCTGGTTCTGGCATATCCATATCATCGATTGGGCTGTCTGCACCTAATGGATCTTCTATGCTACCCATATCGTCTCCGCCTAGGCCCATATCTTCACCAGTAATACTTCCAACTAATCCATTAACACCATCTTTTGCCTGTTTTGAACTTTCTAATGCTGAGTTTAAAACTGCTTCTGCCTCACTTTTAAATGTAGCGGCCTGGTCTGCACCAAACTCGTTTACCATTTGATCTGCTATTGCTGGTAAATCTTCATTTACCATTCTGCCTAGTCTTTCTACGTGATCTTGAATATCGTCTGCTAATGCTCTAACAGCCATTACAACTTCTGCTTCTTCAACTGACTCAACTTCTTCTGAAAGCATTTCGTCTATAATACTGTCAAACATGCTTTCATTGTTAATTTTATCTGCTGTATCTTTCTTCATAGTATTTTTGTGCATCTTGCCTGAACCTTTAGGATATTCAAATTCCTCACCGTCTGCTTCTGCGGCCGCGAGTGCAAAGTTCTCTTTTGCAATTTTGGCACCAAAGAATTTAATACCGTTTCCTACTGCATCTTCTTCAAGACCGTTTAGGAAGCCAACAACTGATTCTTTTGTTTTGCCTGATGCTGTAGCAAATGCATTTAGTCTTTCTTCTATAGCATTCATGCTGTCATGATCTGATAACTGTATACCAATTTCTCTAGCAAGTTCGCTTAATAGATATTCATTTAATTCTGTGTTAGGGCCTTCAGTAGCAATCTCTTCTAGTGATTCACAATTACTGTCTTGCATATACTGTTTTGCCGCCATCATTACTATAGGAAGTGCCCATTCTTCGCTGTGAGCTGTTGGGCCTTTTTTAAAGTTTACCATACAATTAGTAACTGCTTCTGATTCTGTATATCCGCTATCCATCATCTGTTGTACTTCTGCACACAGTTTTTCTTTCATTTGGATGTTTGCTGGTGAGTCTGCATATAACCCTTCATTAAGAACAGTTTCCATAATATCTCTAATACCAAGATACTTTGCATACTCTGGCTGTCTTTGAAAGTTCTTACTGGAATCTTTCAACTTTTCAATAGCCTGATTTGACATCTCTAATAACTTTTCAATCTTAGCCTTTTTGGGATAAGACGATTTGATATTCATGCCAAATTCTTCTTTCAACAGTTTGTTAATTTTATCAATCTTTGATTGACCGTTTTGATTAAAATCTCTAATAAACATAGTTTCTTCCTAAGTATATGTAATATACTTCTTATTTATCATTTCTGGAAGATTTGTTGACTAAAAATATGTTAGATGTCGTTTTGCTTCTTTAATAAAAAACAAACTATCCTGCATTCTTACACCAGCAGTAAAAACCTTTGTCTTATCTTCACTGGTTTTTATTGTGTGTTTATAGAATTGTAAGTCCATATAGTGTTTGAAGTACTTGTCTACATGACTTTGCATACTTCTTGCTGTATTACCATTAATATCATTCTCTGATTTATTAAAGTTTTTTGCGGCAGTTTGAGCTATACTGAGAAAAGGTATGTTTTCAACAACAACTGATTTGTCTAAATAGTTTATGATATTATAACCTGGTTCTGTTTTTTCTACTACAAAAATATTACGTTTAGCAACTTTCTTTGCTAAATTATCTAACTTATTAGCAAGATGCTTTTTGTTATATTTTTTCCTTTTGTGGGTAGATTTTGTAACCAACTTGTTCACCTTTCTGTATTTTTTGCAGTACGTCTTTTTTATAAAGTTCTTCTGCAATATATTGCTCTCTTTCGTCTAATGTATTTACACCAACAAAGCCTGATAAGTCAACTTTATTGAACAGCCTTGCCTCAGTACTACTGATTAAATTAAGGTATTTGTTTTTATCTTTGACTGCTCTCATGACTAACCGGCGTGCATGGCCGCCATGTGTTTTTTATACTTTTTGGTGCCTTTTTTGTGAGGTGATTTACCTTCATTCTTTGCATACTTGTCAAAGTACTTTTCCTGTTTTAGAGGAGTTAATAAATCAAAATCTGCTCTGGTTTTACCCTTGTTTTGTCTAATATAATCTGCAACTGCTAGGTTAAAGTTAGACTTAGGGTCATTAAAAGGACTGTATGCTTCTGTTTTTTTCTTTTTACCATATACACTAGGATTAGGTCTTTTAATTACTTTGCCCATAGGTTGGGCAACTGTGGCTATAGCAC